TCATTTGTGATCAGATCGAGCGGCAACCGTTTTGAGCTCATCGAAAACGAAGACAAAAACGACACAGGGCCAAGGGCGCTGGCTGTATAAATAATCCTTGACGGGGTTTCATTCTCCCTCGTCAACTCCTAATGCGGATAGAGGGATACAGTCGGCTGGGGCTCATCTTCGATCTTCGCCCCAACGGTCGTTCGTTGCCGACTCCCTCACTTTTCAAGGGCTAAGCCAGCTCGATCCCGAATTCCATCCCTGTGGAAACGCAGGAAAAGACAGCATCACTGCGCGTTGGTGGCTACAAACAGCAGCTCGAATTCTGGCAAAGCGAAGCAAAGTTCAAGTGCTTCTGTGGTGGCATTGGAACAGGAAAAACGCTTGCATCGGTTGTCGAATGTCTCAAGCAACCACCAAAAACCACAGGCGCAATCATTTGCCCCACCTATGCCCAGTTGACTCGTGGCTTTGTTCAACTGCTCTATCAATACTTCGATCCCTTCATTGCTGGATATAGCAAATATGACAAGACAATCAAGCTCGTCGATGGCAAGAAAATCTACTTGCTATCTGCTGAGCGTGTCAAGAACGTTCGATCTGTAAACCTCGATTGGTTTGGCGTCGATGAGGGTTGTTATGTCGATCGAGAAACGTGGGACACCATGCTTGGCCGTCTGCGAGCTTCCAAGCGTCCACGCGCATGGATCACATCAAGCCCTGTGGGTTTCAATTGGGTTTACGATCTATTTGAAAAGAATGAGCACAAGAAAGATGATCCCGAAAGTGATTACGATCCCAATTACTTCATAGTTCACGCTAAGACTGAGGACAATCCGTTCTTGCCCCGTGAGAACATTGAAGTTCTCAGAAAGACATACGCAAGTTCCTATGCCACACAAGAGCTCGACGGGCTCTTTGTCGATCTTAACAACGCTCGTGTTCAACGATCTTGGTTCAAGTACGGCAATCCATGTCGAGAGGATCTGCCAATCACACTTGGCGTCGATCTTGCGATTAGCGATAAGAACACAGCCGACTTCACAGCGATCGTGGCCAGTGCTTACGATTCTGATCTTGGCCATCGTTACGTGCTCGACGTTTACAGGGATCGACTTTCATTTAACAAGACTCAGCAGGCCATCAAGGAAATGGCCAACAAGTGGAAGCCCACCAAGATCAACATCGAAAAGGTTGGCTATCAGCAAGGCGCTATCCAAGAACTGATCAGAACAACTTCACTGCCAGTCAGGGCTTACACACCAAGAGGCACAAAAGTCGAGCGCTTTGTGTCCGTTGAGGGTGCTCTTGAGCAAGGACATGTGTTCTTTGCCGACTCGATTGCAAGCAAAGCTCAGGGTGATTTCGAGGATGAGTTGCTTTCTTTCCCGAATAGCAAATTTGACGACATGGTTGATGCGCTCGTGATGTCCCTCGATATCCCAAGCCACAAGCGACCAATTCGCCTGATTTACGGATAAGCCATGAGATTGGGAAAGAGAAAGGCAGAGTCAGCAGTGAAAGTTACGAATCCTGTTGCTGCACAGGAAACGAACAACGTAAAGTTCACGAGTCTGCTTGAGGTTGTGCCATTTGCGCTTGGCCATTTCAATCCTGAGACAGCACCACCTTGGGCTAACTCGACTGTTATGGCCTGTGTTCAGTGGGCCATGCGTGTCTTTAGCGCACCATTGGAAGTCGAGTCTCTCAATGAAGATCGATATGAGTTGGTGCACGGGCACGCGCTGTCTAAGCTCGTAAACAGACCTAACGAGTATTACAGTGGCAAGTTGCTCATGGAAGGCACCGTGCTTTCCTTGCTTGTCAGTGGCAACGCTTATTGGCTGAAGCTCAGAAACAAGTCGTCTACGATTGTCAAAGAGCTTTGGTATGTACCTCACACGATGATCACGCCAGTCGTGGTTGCTGGCTCATACAAGATTGATTACTACACATATCGAGCAGGTGGGCAAGTGCTCGAATTGGCGCCTGAAGATGTCGTTCACTTTCGCAACGGCTTTGATCCTTACATGCCTTACATGGGCTTGTCACCGCTTACAGCGATCTTGAGAAGCGTGTTGGCAGACAATGAGCTGATCCAATACAGCCACGCAGTCTTGCAGAACTTTGGCGTCCCTGGGATGATCATTGCCCCGAAAGATCCTGAGCGACCATTTGAAGAGGGTGAAGGGGAAACTATTGGCCAAAAGCTGAGCAAGCGCTTTACAGGTGAGGGAAGGGGCAAGACAATGATTTTGTCAGCGCCAATCGATATCCAAGCGCCTGGCTTTTCACCAAAAGACATTGACATCAGCTCGATGAAAGGGCAGTTTGAGGCTGCTATCTGTGCTGTGCTTGGTGTTCATCCTGCTGTTGTCGGTTTGCAAGTTGGACTTGAGCACTCGACGTTCTCTAACATGGCTGAGGCTCGTGTTGGCGCCTATGAATCCCTGATCATCCCATTGCAAGAAAAGATTGCAGATGAGCTCGACACTCAGCTACTCGACGATCTTGGAGACACGACAAATGAACGGTGCTACTTTGATCTGTCCAAAGTAAGGATGCTCCAAGAGGACGATCAGGCCAAGCGTGACAAGAGTGTGCTGCTCTTCCAAGGTGGATTGATCAAGCGCTCAGAGGGACGTGCTATGAACGGGCTCGATTACGATGCGAGTGACGATGTCTATATCACAGACATTCAGGCTGGTAATACGATGGCCAACGCTCAAGAGCAAGTGATCAAGTCAAGGAAAGCCAAGATGGCTGAGCATAGACGTCTCTACGAGCGTTTAGTTGGGACTGCTGAAGAGCCACCTATTGAAGGGGCTGCTTAAAGCTTTTGGGGTATTAACAGCTGTCGTTTAAGTTGTTCGTAAGCGCCAATTACATGCCCGTGTAAATTGGAGATATGGCTTTGCCAGGCACTAAGGATATTTTTCATCAATAACGTTCGCGCCTGAACATTCAACTCGTTCAGATTTGCTTCGGTCGGTTGCCAAGTGTCAATCGAAACCCCATCTGGCAAAAAGTCTTCTACCGAATACTGAAAGTTAAATTCTGGCATCGCAAGATATGCTGCAACACACATAATGAACTCGCGCAAAGGTGGCCCGCTTTCAGAACTTATGGCAACTATTTTCGCCCTTGCGCTGGTGCGTTGACTCTCCTGCTCATCGTATTTGGTTTTGATCATCTGAAGAAAGGCATGAAACGTGGCGTCATCCAACGGACCACAGCTACCCATATAAGTGTGAGATTCAACGATCAATTCTTTATTCTTTTCGTGAATAGCGTTAAGGGTTTCCATTATTGGCAAAACGAACTGATCATGAATCGTTTTCTTGGTTTCTTGTCTTGCTGCGGTCAGCGCTCGTATTTGCTCTAAGAGCTTAAGAATAAGATCCAACATCTGAGGTTCGACGAGTGTACTTTGTAGGACTGACCGTCAACAAATCACGAACCGTATTCTGTGCCCCGTCCAATCGCTCAAGCCACATTCGACAGGCAGTTTTCCAAACAAGCCAAGCAAGCCACGTTGCTCGTTCGGAAGCTGGCCGACAGCACGTATGATCCAGAAACCTGGGGGGATGCGTTTCATGCATTGCTCTGGAAATCCCACACAGACGCCATTGTCTTGGGACGCAAGAGAGCTGGGGATCATGCCCGTATCCATGAGGATGATCACGACTTAGGGCTGTCGATCGTAGACGCTGACGCTGATTTCCTCAACACTTTCATCGACGATGTCAAGAACGGACGCTACCTGCTTGAGGACGGCACTCTCAATCAGGCTGCCATCAACGCAAGGGCACGGCTTTACATCAACAAGACTCGTGGCTCTGCCAATGAGGCTTTTGTAAACGCAAGTGACGATGACGATCAATTTGAGTGGCAACTTGGTTTCACTGAGCATTGTCCTGACTGCATCGAGTTAGCAGCTGGCTCACCCTACGACAAAGGCACCCTTTGGACACATCCTGGCCAGGGCGATACAGCTTGTCTTGTCAACTGTGCCTGCGTTTTAGTTCGTGTAAGTGACGGCAGAAAAGGTTTTCAACGGGCTTTTTAAGAAAGCCACTACGTGATTGCAGAGACTTGCGTGATCTTTGGCGAGGCCGTTAAGGCACTCGGTGATAACGATGGCCGTGTTGGTGGCTATCTTGTGCGCTTTAGCACTGAGAAAGATCCTGACATTTCCGACATGAAGGATTTCTTCACGTCAGGCACCAACTTCGATATGCCCGACGGCACCAAGAGCACGAGCGTTTATTACAACCACGGGCTTGACGCGCAAATCAAGAAACGAAAGATTGGCACGGGCACGATGAAAGTCGATGACATTGGCGTTTGGGTTGAAGCCCAACTGAATCTGGCCGATGAGTACGACAAAGCCGTTTATGAAATGGCCAAGGACGGCGCCTTGGGATGGTCGTCTGGTACTGCCTCACATCTTATCGATCGAGAGGCAAAGGACAACGGCACACATGAAATCAAGTCCTGGCCGTTGGGGCTCGATGCATCGCTCACGCCAACACCAGCTGAGCCACGCACGAAACAGATTTTTTCGCTCAAGTCATGGGCGATTGAAAACGATTTGATCAACGAGGACGGCACGCAGGGTGGCCGAACACTTGAGGATCAGACAAAGAGTGTCGTGAATGAAATCGAGGATTTCACAAAGCGACTCACTGCGCTAAAAGCACTGCGCCTTGAAAGAGGGAAAAGGGATTTGACAGTCAGTGCTCGAAAGCACTTAGAGGTTACGACTTCAGCGATCAAGACTTTGCTTGACGAATTGGAAGCACTGCGGACAGAGCCAAATACCGCTGCTGAAGCCGATAGCAACACATCCACAGCGCCTGATGAATCAGTGACAAGAGCATGGGAAACGCTCTTGAATTCCTATTGAACATCGGCATTTGGAAGGGGAATTAAATGTCGAATACATTGAAGGATTTGGCTCATCAGCTTGAGGGCAAGCGCCACGAGCTGAAAGCATTTTTGTCGGAAATTAAGGGCGTCCCAACAGACGATCAGAAGACTGAGCTTGAAAAGCGAGAGTCTGAGCTTGCTGATATCAAGGGCAAGTATGAGTCTGCTCGAAAGGTTGAGGATCTTGCCAACGAAAACGATGAGGCTCTGAAGGGCTTGAGCAAGGTCAATCGGTTGCCGATTGCAACTGAGCTGACTGCATCGAGCACCAAGACACTTGGTCAGTTGATCGTCGAGAGCGGAGCGCTCAAGATGATGAACACCGAGACTTACGTTGGTCCCAACGTAAACATCAAGACTGTTCTCTCGACTGGAGCGGGTTATCCCCCTTTCTCACCGAGGGACAACACGATTGCTCAGTATCCAACGCGAGCACTCACGTTACTCGACGTGATTCCAACGCAGAGCTGGAACTACGCGTCGTACATCTTCCCGCAGGAAACGACGTTCACGAACAGCGCTGATGACATCGCTGAGAGCGTGCAGGGCACTCTGAGTGCATACCCAGAGTCTGCGCTTGTCGCACAGAACGTTACTGTTCCGATGCGCAAGGTCGCCACGTTCATCCCCGTTACCGATGAGCAGTTGAGCGACTTTGACGGCATGGCTGCCTATCTCGACAGCCGACTGGCCTACATGGTCAAGGCAAAGTTCGAGGGCCAGCTGATTGCTGGTGACGGCGTGTCGCCGAACATGCAGGGCATGCTCAACGTGTCTGGTATCCAGACACAGGCAAAGGGCAGTGATTCTGTTCCTGATGCGATTTACAAGGCGATCACTAAGGTGCGTGTCAACGCATTTGTCGAGCCTACTCACATCCTGATGCATCCGAACGACTTCCAAGACGTTCGTATCTTGCAGAGCACGACTGGCCAATACCTGTGGGACAACATGACCGTCCCTGGGGCCAGCACGTTCTACGGCATGCCAATCATCTTGAGCACTGCCGTGACTGAGGGCACGTCCATCGTTCTCGATCTGAATCAGTGCGTTGCAATGATTCGACAGGGCGTTGATGTTCAGGTTGGCTACGCCAATGCAGACTTCACCAACGGTATGAAGTCTGTGCGTGCTGACATTCGCGGAAACCTCGTGGTTTACCGTGCACCTGCCATCTGCAAGGTGACTGGCGTTTAAGTCTGGCCTGAGGGGATCTGAGTGATCCCCTCTTCCAACCACCAACCTTTAGGGAGAGATTAACAATGGCAGCCATCGAGCGCAACAATATCATCACAGGGTTTTCGTCTGACTTGGGATTTCCCACGACAGTCGTGAACTACTCTGGAACTGATCACCTCAGTTTCTTCAATGCAACGCCTGTCGCTAAGACTGCTGTTGCAGATCCTGCTGCACTGACTTCAGGATCGACTGTTACTGCTATCGATGCAGATGTTCAGGCGATTCGGAACGACGTAGCAGCGCTCAGGACAAAGCTTGCAGCTGTCCTCGATGCACTTCAGGCCCTTGGCCTCGTGTAAGTGCTCGTTCTAACAGCTTAAACAGGGTTCGTAGCAAGGCTACGAGCCCTGTTTTCTTTAAGTCCATCTCGATGATTTCCCCTATTGCCATTTATTTCACGAGCGAAAAGCAACTGTGCACTGATGATGATCCACGTCAGGCTTTCTTAATTGTTGGCAAAGGTTGCTACATCGAGGATTGGAAAGCCAAGATGCTTGGCTTGCAAGAGTTCATTGAATCCGTGCTCAAGTCTAAGCCAATTCAAGAGCTCGATTCAATCAAGATTGTCGATCCAAAGACTAAGAAGCGTGGGGGCGCCAAGTAATGGCCCACAGCGCATATCCAACTGGGATCGAGTTAGCCGAGTTTCTGTTTGACAGCAAAGTCATCGACAGTTTTCCTGTCGATTACACGCTCTACGATCAGGCTGCTGCTACGGCCAAAGCTACGTGGGAAAAGGAAACGCGTTGGCCAATCTTTCTTGGTGAGAGTGAGGACAGCACCACTGAATTCAGAGATTGGGATCAAGACTTTCTCGACTTCAACGGGGGCTATGTTTCGATCACATCAGTAGCGTTCGATGGCATTGCCATGTCTGAGAACACCGATTACCGAGTGTTTCCAGCGAATCGATCACCAAAGCGCTTCATGCTCATGGGCAGAAACCCTGGCCAAGTGGTTACGATCGTTGGCAAGCAAGGTTACAGTGCAACGTTGCCTGATGACGTGTATCGAGCTGTGCTGTGTTATGGTGGTTCGCTCGTTTGGTCACAGCATAACCAGAACGGTGTGCTCCAATCAGTCAAGCAGGGTGATGTCAGCTACACCTATCAGCAATCAACAGCTCAGAACCCAACAAATCAGTTTTCTCAGTGGCAAGAGCTGTTCTATCAAACCTGTGATCTGTATCGAAGGGGGCTGGCAGGATGATAGCGTTCAAGCCCCACACAATCACGGTTCAGTCAATCACCAAAGGTGCTCAGAGCAAATCCCCTGTGATTGGCGCTGGTGTTACCGTACAGGGCCAGTTGACACCCAAGATGCCTGCAAGCATCTACCAAACCTGGGGCGTCGATCTTCAGCGTCCACATGAGTTTTTTTGTGAAGTCGATGATGCAAGCAACTTTGGCAATGGCTTCAAAGTGACGCTTGGATCGAGGACGTTCTTTGTTTCAGCGCCACCAATGGTTTTCTCGGTTGGGTTAGGTGCGGATCACTGCAAGGTGCTGCTTGATGAGCAGCAGCACATCGAGGCATCATGAGCGTTCTAACCGTTCAGCCCGTCAGGGATGCAATCAGGACGGCTTGTGTCACTGCCTTTGGCATTACGGCCGATGATGTCACCTATGGTAATCCAAGAGTTGTCGAGCCCACTTTGCCTTACGTGGTTGTGAGGCTTGACACCGTGCCTATGCAAGTTCAGGCAGTCACTTCTGTCGAGCAAACCTACTTGTACGAAATCACGTTAGTGGGGCAGTGGGGCCAGGATGAAGTCATTGAGGACATCAAGGTTGAGAAAGCCAACGCACTGATTTCAGAACTGATGACAGGCGCCTTGTTTGCTGGCATCGCTTACAACCCGATGATCATGCAAGTGGATTTCTCTGAGTCAGACGATCCCAATGAGCCTACTTATGAACTGACGGTTTTGTTCTCAGTGTCGATCGAGCAGCAAAGGTTGGTGTAACAACCCTTGCCACGGTTCACTGATGTCACTGCCTTTCACCAGTTCATGTCCAGAAAACTGGACCACTGGAAGCAAACCGTGCAGATCGAGCACGCCAACCTCGTTGACGAAATGATCGACGTGATGAAACAGGATCTTTCAGGCACTGTTTCAACTAAGGAATTGGCGCGTTTGGGCCATCCATTTGGCAGGACTCGTGGTGGCAGAAAGCGTGGCCGTGTTCGCAACCTGCCTATCAACGAGCAGACAGGAAAGCTCAAGCGTTCACTGAGCAGAAAACGGCTTGACTTAGCCTCAAAGATCACTTACGAGGTTGGTTTCACGGCGCCTTACTCCAAATACATTCTCAACCCAAGTGGCACACGCAAGATGGTTGGCCGTGGTTACTGGCGTGAAATCGAAAAGCAATACAAGAAAAGGCGAAGCGAAGCCATACGGCGAATAAGGGCAAGAGGCTTGTTATAAGCCAGAGGGAAAGCTTTAGATGTCTGCTCCAGTTCGCAAAACCAATCTCGATGTATCAGTGTTCTCTATTGCGGGAACGGATTATTTGTGTGATCTTAAAAACTGCACTCTCGAATATCAAGTGCAGACTGAAGAGTCCCGTGGCGTATGCACGCCAAGCTCTTATCCTTGGGCAGTTGGTGACTCTTGGACTCTGCAAGGGGAAATCTTTGTGAACACGACTGCATCAGTCCTATCGACTGCATTTTCAAACAGCTTGGTGACCATCGTTTTCACTACGGGCGCTAACAGCTATTCAGGACAGGCACAGGTCACGAGCGTTGGCCACGCAGTTGATCTAACCAGCTTCAGACGCAGAACGTGAGCATGTCAGGTTTTGGACCATTGGTCATTGCTTAAGCCTGTACAAGAACGTGCATGGAAAACAGTGATCTTAAGCAGCAGATTATTGATCGTTATCGTCTATCTGACGAAACTTTCAAAGTGACTTTGCCGAAAGGTGAAGAGCTCGAATTCAAGACTCTCACGGACTACGAGGATATTTCTCGAATCAACCGTGCTGGCCGTGAATTCGCCCGTAGCCATTTAGCTGGGAACATCCCACCTGCACTGAAAGATGTGGCAACAAAGGATGAGGACATTGCTTTTTGCTGCCACGTGATTGCAGCTTTATCGGTCAATCCCAAATTCGACGTTGGTGATGTGCTCCAAATGAAATCCTGCTGGGGCACGATGTTTGAGCGGTTGGTGACGCAAGTAGTCACTCGACTGCAAGACATTTCCAATGCTCATGAAATCCAGCAGATGGATGAATTGGGAAAAGATTCAGCGCAAACCAGTTAGAACTTTTCAGGCTTGAAGTTTGCGCCAAGTATTTCCACAAGCATCCTGACGAGCTCGATCCATCAAAGCTGTATCAGCTGATCCAGTACATGGCCGTCGAGCAACTTGCTCGTTTGCAAGGTCAGCCAGCCGAATCCAACGAAGATTTTGACGTAGCCCACGCCAACGCACAACGACAGCTGGGCAACGGGAAACGATAATGAGCGACGTTGGCGAGCTGATCTTAAAATACTCCCTTGTCGATGACTATTCTGGCAAAGCCAAGAAGGTCAAGCAGAGCGCCGACGATCTTAAGACTTCACTCAAGGATGTTGGAAGCGCTGCCCACAAGGTGGGTGACGATCTTGAGGGTGCGTTCAAGCAAGCTCTTGGAGCACTCACAGCTGTTGGCGCTGGCATCGTGGCCATTGGCGCTTACTCACTCAAAGCGTTCGTTGCGTATGACTCAATCAAGCGCTCGATTATAGGGCTTTCTGGTAGCGCTGAGCAAGGCGCCAAGAACATGAAAGTCTTGAACGATCTTGTTCTCAAGACTAACTTTGAGCGCATGCAGATTGCGCCTGTGGCTCAGACATTAGCTGCATTTGGCGCTGACATCGAAAAGTTTCTGCCTCTTGCTGCTGAGATTGGTGAAGCGTTCGGTAACGACACCGAGAAGATGCAAGAGTTTGCCGAAATGATCGGACGCATCAAGTCTGGTGATTTTGGCCGTCCGTTTGGTCCTGAAGGACTTGGCCGTTTTGGCATTACAAGGCAACTGCTTGAGGGCCAGGGGCTCAAGTTTGACAAGCAGGGATCTTTCAAAGGCTCAGTCGAGGACGCACTAAACGCTGTTGCAAACATCGTTCACATAAAGTTCGACGCGATTGCAAAGGCTGCCGAAGGTAGCCCGATGGCAAGACTGTCCAACTTTTTCGATAAGTTGAACGACGGCGCCATTCAGCTTGGTGCTGCAATCGCTGACAAGATCCTGCCTCACATGGACAAGCTCATGACGTGGCTGGGGGACATCGTTGGCAGTGGTGTACTCACAAAGATCGTCAAGTCCTTTGTCGATCTGTTTGGTGTTAGTGGCAAGAACTTCAATGACACGCTCTATAACCTCAAAGAATTTATCATGCGCTTGCCTGACACGATCAGCAAGCTCAAGCCATACATCGATGATCTGAAGAGCGCCGTAAAGTTTGTTGCTGATCACTGGAAAGCCTTACTTGCGACAGTGATTGCTTTCAAAACCCTAACTCTCGCTGGGGACGTTTACAAGCTTGTCAAAGCCATATACGATTTCACGGTTGCCGTGAAAGCTGCTCAAGCTGCTGCTGCTGTTTCCAATGCAGTTAGTGGAATTGCCACGGGGGCTGGGGCAGCTGGCACAGGCGTTGGTGCAGCAGCCACGGGCGTTGGCCTTGGCATCGCAGGGCTCTATGCTGCCATTGCAGCTGGCGTTGCGTTTGTCGGCTATGAAATCTATAGCATCTTTCACGACAGGATTCAGGCAAACAAGATTTACGATGACGTTTCAAAGCCAATCCTGACGCCTGAAGACTTTAAGGCAATGCGCCAACGTGCTGATGAGCGCAAGGCAAAGATTGCAGCTGCTGTCTCTGACAAAGCTGATCAAGACAAGAAAGCTGAGGCAGCTCGAAAGCGCCAAAACGCTTTGGATCAAATCGTGGCCAGCACACGCAACATTGCCCAGAACACACGCACGAGCCTTGATCTTCAAACTTTCTCTGGTGGTGGTGGCAACATCGCTCGATTTGCCTACACACCTGCTGACGCGTCGAATTTCAGACACGGGCGCTCACACAGTCAGATGCTGAGTGATTACGCTTCAAGCAAGTCGAACAGTCTTGAGGCTTGGATGGCTGGCCTGATTCACGAGGCCATTGCACAGTCCGTAAGAGAGGGCTATCTTGTCCCTCGATAGGCTGCGTGTCGTTTTTGACACAGTTCAGACAAGGTTACAAAGCGACAGGCTGTCACTCACGTTTGGTTTTGATGACTGGGATCTGACAACCAACGTCGATCTGTATGTTGACAAAGTCACGAACACGGTGTTTCTGTGCCCGTTGCCACTGTCACCCGATTGGTTCTTAAACAGCACGGGCAACTACACACGACTTAAGAAAACCGATTTCACATTTGGCACTCCAAGCTCTTGGGTGGAAAGTGATCGACTCGACAACGGGCACTCCAACTACCTGCAATCTCAGGGCGTAAGTGAAGTCGTTAAGACAAATGCCACGCTCGACGTCGATCGAGGCATGTACGTGTCTTATTTCTCACCTGGCACGGGAACTGAGAAACAAACTGACATCGAGTTTGGTTGGGGCAACTCAGGCACATTCAGTGACGGCATATCAGTGCGTGTGCGTAGTGACGGTCACACGGAAGTTTGGAAAAACGGCGTTTTCAAATGGAGTGGTGATATTTCTGGGCAGCAAGCTGGCCAGCAAACAGACTTGCAGACAGTCAATCTCTGCTGCATCCCGTGTAGAGGCAGGGAACTGCTGATACTGTCCAATCAGGGCACAGGCTTTAGCGCAATATTTGATGACATCGATGAAGCCAACCCACCCGTTGGCGCTGTTGATCATGTTCCAATCTTGCCAGCATCCAAGTTCTGGTTTAGGGTTTACGGTGACGCCACGATCGAAGTGGCGCCTGTTCACTATCACACGTTGGGTGGCATCTACAGCAAGCCAATGCAGTGGGCTGAAACAGTCAGCGCTGATGAAACGATCACGCCAACGCTGTATCCAGATATTTCAGACGATGAACCTTATGAATTGGCCGTGATCCTCACTGAGGCTACTACGTCAGCAATCTTTGACGGTGGGGACAAGTGCAGGCTCAACATAGCAATGCTAAGCAACGGCAATTACACGCCAATGCTTTACGCGTGCGAGGAAGAGCTTGAGCGCACAACCCAAAAGACTGTAGGTGGTGGTGATGACAACAAGGGGATCGACGTCACTGATTACGTTGTCGATTGCACTGTTGACGTCGGTGACGATCCCAGTGGCGCAACCGTCGAGCTCGTGTTTAAGAACCCTGAAGAGGTTGAAGCACTTGGTGTTTACAACTTTCTGAACATGAGCAATCGAGCTGTCCAAATCTTTATTGGGGACAGACTGATCATGAGCGGGCGCACTGATGCGCCTGAACGAGTGCTTGGCGTTAATGACACAGCAGATCGAATCTCGATCAAAGTCAGGGATCACTGGAAAGCACTTGAAACATATCTCTACTCAGATCCCAAGGCGCTCGATGGCTTTGTCTACACCGATGCCATCAAATGGCTGATCAAGAGCGCTGGGCTCGATGACACTGACATTTGGTACGTGCCTGATAATCCTGCTCAGGACGATTACATTGACTTGGTGTTGCCCGATGTGGGAACGCAAAGCCAAGGATTCAACATTCAGATTGCCGTTGCCGATTCACCAGCTGATTGGCTTAAGCGACTCGTTGAGGGCTTTGCTGGTGACTACACGTATGGTTTCCAGCCTTACAACTACCACGACGATCGAGGGTCAGAAAGTCGTTTCAGGATGTTCAAGCCCGATGACAACGACGGCGCTACAGTCAAGCTTTACATTGCCACTGAGGACGCTTACGATGCTCTTGGCGTTGACATCGCTGAATCACCGATTGAGGATCTAAACAGAGCTCGTAGACGCACGGTATTGCGCTACCAAGACACTCTGTTTGAGCCAGAAGCCAACTACGTCTGTGTTATCGGCCAGGACGCGAGTTTTCAGCGTCCCTTGCGAAGCATTAGAAAGTCTGGTGACGCTCAAGACTTGATCGATCACCCTGGCACGTCGAGCTCGTGTGATCCTGGCGTCCCACCAGGTGGACGCAAGAGCAACTGGCTTGGTGAGATTCGCAAGTACATGCACGTCGATTCGACGCTCACGACACAAAGCGCCGTCGATGACTGTGCTGACACGATTTTCAACAAGGTTAGCGTGCCTCACTTAACGGCTGAATTTGAGGCTGATCTGATCATCAATGATGCTAATCATCTGATGTGGCGCGGAGATGTTGTAGAAATTGACTCAATAGGCAGATTCAGGATCACATCGTTTCATGGCCGAATGAATCGAGAGGGCGTAACTGCTGACCATGACAAGTCGTTCAGGCGCTTCACTTACACGGCGCTCTATATAGGCGAATCGTTCACGGAGTAAATGACATGGTTAGAAAAGGCGGAAGCATTGCAGTTTTGAAAGGCAAGCATCAACAGCGACTTGCGAACAAGAAAAGGATCTATCCCAACTCAGATCACTTGAGGATTCGATCACCCAAACCTAAGAACTGATGCCAACAGCAACGAACAAAGAGGTTTTCTACCTTTCCGAATTCCTAACTGGAAAGGATTTGGCCTGTCCCATAACCTCGTATTACTTCTATAACAATCGAGGTGGGGCTGCTGTCCCGTCCTGGGTGGGTGGTGCGTTAGGGGCAGGGGTCACACACCAGCGATTGATCACAGCAGATGGTGCAGAGGATTTCAGATTTGATTTCTCTCAAGCTATGTGGCGAGCGCTCGACAACGTCAGGTTCACGATTGCCGATACTTACATTTCACCAGGGCACTCTCAAACTGTCACAAGGGTTGTCACTTGGACACAGCTGAACGCCATTATCCCAACGCGTGAAAGCTTTTCGCAGACAAGTACGGGCCAAGAACAGGTGCTTGCAACGGTCAATATTGGTGGCTACATCACGCACAGCGTTGATGAGATTCGATACGCAGGCCAAAACATTTGGTGGGATGATTGGTCCTACAGCGAAACGCATACGATTTCAAAAGGTGGTGGCTCACTTGGCGTCCCCGAATCATCGACAGCAACCGTCACTCTGATTGCTTTCAGCGACTTTCAAAGTTGCTACGCTCAGCTCCTAACTGAAACGCGCATCGATGGTGTTCTTACCACTGATCTGTTCTATGGCACTTGGTTCACGGTCAAATGTGACATCGTTTGGGAAGGACCACTGAAGTTTCACGTGAACTGTGCGCCAACTGACTTTGACGGCAACCCAATCAATGGGCTAAGGGCAAGGATCTTGCCAGGTCCGCTTTACACCAAGAACAGTTCAGGGTCGTTGCTTGCCATCAATCGAGCCACGGCAACAGACGATGGTGGCTATTTGCGCACAGCCACAACTCCAATCAACCAAGATTTTATCTATGATGTGCGCACGACTTACGCGCATGCGATTGTCACGCGAAACGAACAGCTGTCTGTAAGCTCTGGATCAACGACAACGGTATATGAAAAGCTGCTTGACTTTGCGATTCGATCACGACTGACAACAATCTCGATTGACTTTGACAGAACTGATCTTTTCGGACTGCCACCCGCTGCACACCCAATCCAAGACTTTGGCATACCAGAGCAACGGCCACATATCCGATATCACCCAGACGCAGACACGACTTGCAAAGCGCTGGCAAATATCGTGTTGCCACAGCGTAAGAATTACGCATTTCCAACAGCTGTCAATTGGACCAAGTTCACATCAGGATCGAGCATCACGGACATCACGGGTGGTGTGCGGTTCACGGTTCCATCTGGCCCAAGCACGTTTGAATTTGATTTCTCGATCGACACAAGCCAGGCTTGGAACATGCGTCCATATCGGTGGTTTGCTGTCGATTACAACAACACAGGATCGAGTGACGTCACAGGCTACATCGATCTTGATCAATATCTCGATCCTCAACACAAGACTGACAACTGGTGGTATATCAAGCGTTTCAACGTCACGTTTGAGCCAGGTGCTCACACGTATTGGATCGATACGCTACGGCCAGACTTCATTACAACGTCTGGATCAGACGTGGGGATTAGGCTGCAAGCTGAAGCCCACATGTCTGACACGGTCACGTTTGAGAATCAGGGCGTTGCTTTAACTTTCAACGTCCTGCGTGATCGATGGA